AACCAATATGATCAGATATTTTAAAATATCAAAATCACGATTGGGTGTAATTCAGTTGACTGCCGCGCTCTTCCGAAAAGAAGGGCGACCGATGTTGGTACATCTGCTTCGGCAGTTGTATCTCCTCGGTGGGAGACCTAACCGGAACTGGGTAACCATTGTACACAATTACCTGAGATTTATTAACAAGCTGCATAAACATCAAGGATTACCTGGAGTAGTTAAATACTTAAAGGTATCCGGAGTTTATATCCAGCAAGTTATCGCCGGACACAGACTTCCAGATGCAGCATCTTTAGGACCTAAAGTCCGAAGATGCAAAACTGGATTGCCGTCTTTCATTCCTATTCCTCATCGAATTAACATTCGATCTGGGGATCCTGTTGTGATTAGATTCTGGACCACAATGTGTTCTATTTATAGGGATATTAAATATGAAGGAATTGTGAAATTCTCTTCTATAATTAATTCCTCTGATAATATAGTTCCTAATTATGATAAAGAGTCACGTCGTTTCATGAACCTTTTCATGAAACAACATGATTCAATATTGAAAGAATCTATTCCCTTTCCAATTTTAACAAGCGCACCTACAGTGAAGGGAACCTCTGAATTTTCTTCAAGTTTCCGGTCCCTATTAAGGGGTGTTTCTGCGTTCTTAGAACCCAAAAACACTTCACTGTACGCGTCTCTTAGATATGTGCTCAATTTCAACAAATCTCAATCTTTGCTGGATCTTTTCCAGAAGACAGAGGTTTATTTGAGTGAGCACGTGAGAGAGGATAGGATGACAGGTTATTGCTCTTCTTACTTAGGTAAGTTAGCAATAAAGGAGGAAGCGGCAGGTAAAATGAGAGTGTTTGCTATGGTAGATCCTTGGACTCAATGGGCTCTGAGACCTTTACATAAATGGCTTTTTACCATTTTAAGATCTCACCCCATGGATGGGACTTTCAACCAATTGGCACCTTTATCTAGGGTTCCTTTTGGTGAAACTCCTATCTATTCCTATGATCTAACCGCAGCAACAGATAGACTTCCTATAGCTATTCAGAAGAATCTATTGTCCGTTGTATTTGGACGTAAATTCTCTGAAGCCTGGGCAACGTTACTAGTAGATCGAGACTATCAGATCTCGCATCTACAAAAACAATATCCATATATCACCTTGCCAGGTGGTATAGGACATGTACGTTATGCCGTAGGTCAACCTATGGGAGCCTATTCTAGTTGGGCTATGTTAGCTCTAACACATCATTTTATCGTGCAGATGGCGGCCTGGTCAACTAATGTAACATCTCACTCTACCCTCTTTCGGGACTATGCAGTCCTGGGAGATGATATCGTGCTTTGGAACAAATTAGTTGCTGAAAAGTACCATGAAATCATGACCTCATTGGGAGTTGAAATTGGGATTGCAAAATCCGTCATTTCACCAAAAGGACTAGGATTAGAGTTTGCAAAACGAACCTTATTTAAAGGAACGGACGTTAGTCCAGCTCCTTTAAAGGAAGCGGTTGCAGCTCATACTAGTACATCCCAAGCTCTTGAACTATTAAGAAAATACAGACTTAATGGTACAAGATGGTTGCGATTTCTTGGTTATGGGTATCAGGTGAGTTTGAATAAGAATTCAAAACAGATGAAAGTAATTCGAATTGTAATGACCTTACCTCGAGATATTGATGGATTACAAAGATTATTCTCCTTTGTGGGAGGTTTTCTTGATCCATCACCTCGAATAAGAGTTCATTTACATCGGATTGTAATCAAACTGATTATGAAAGAAAGTTCAAACCTTGAACGGCAAATTGCAGACGCATATTGGGGATTAGTTCAGTGGGATGCTTCAAAGTATCTCACCACTTTTCCTCTTTATGTCGGGAAACAAGCAGCTTTGGAAAACCGAATCCAACTAGATTCCTTAGGGGATTACGTTCGTAAAACCTTAAGTGAACTCTGGTCTTTAATTAGTCTGTTAAGATTAATTAGAGAAGATTTAGGAGTCCATAACTACCATGTTTCCATGCCCTATTGGGATCTGCCTCCGTTTGAACACCCTCGTACCTTTTCAGATATTCGAGTTGTCCGTTCAATTAGAACTCTCTTCAGAGTTCAAAATGAATGGTCGAATATAAACCTAGATTCCATTATGAAACCCGTCAGAAGTGTTCCCGATGGTCAGCTCTTTACTGACCTAAAGGAAAATACTCCAACGATTCGAAGATGGAATCGGTGGTTGAAGGTTTTATCTCATAAGGATAATATAGTACAATCACGTGACCTACTAAGAATATAAATATTTTAATTGAATATAATTCTTTTAAAACTTATTTCTTACCTTAGACATTTTAGCCGTGTATTAAACGTGACCAACCTAAATAGGCTCCACTCTCTTTACGAAAGTGGAATTAGTTTAGGTGGTAGAATTTCCAGTCCTTTTTGGTCTGGGAAATTCCTATGGAGAATCATTAGATTCTACATTGGTCTTCAGCTGTGGATTTTAGGAGGGG